CAAACATCCCTGCTTCTACGCAAATTCCCGAAACTTCAGAAACAACCTTTCGACTACCTCCTCCCGTGTCCTCAAAATGCCTTTCAACTCCGTTAGAAACTATCTAGCCGAGAAGATCCACAACCTCCGATCCGAATGGAAAATTTTCCAATCGCTCGACCGAGACCCCGAAGCCGTCCTTGACGCTACCAACGACTCTGACTTCCTCCGATACCGACGTGCCAAGCAATTCCTCCCAACCCAAGAAGATAAGCTACACATGCTCCAATCAGAATACGACAAAATCGTCTCAGCTATCAAAATCGACTATGAGACCAAACATCAGCCCTTTGAACTCCACCAACCCATCAAACCTGACTGGCCATATCCCGACAACCGCCTTCCCGCAACTGGAATAAAATCTGTCCCTCTGTTTTACCACACAGGCCACATTATCCATGCTGATCCTCTCACCTCCCGTGAACTCTCCCCAGACCAAGAAACTGACTCTTTTGAATCTTACCTCCCAGGTGATACTGACTTTGGCTCTCCCATTGACCCTCTCATTGAACAACTCGTTCTACGAAAGTATCCATCCTATGCCCATTTCCTTCACCAATACTGCCGCCCCGCTGGAACAACTGACGCTACATTCCGTGACTTCAATAAACCTCAAGTCCCCTCTGACCCAATCGACCCCGATCGCAAAGAACATGTCCTCGCCCTAGTTTTCAAATTCCTCGACGCCACCCCGTACCTACCGCTTCACTTCGTAGATACTCAGTACTGTAAGACCCCCCTCACTACTGGTACAGGCTACCACAACCGCTTCTCCTTCCGTCAAAAAGCACATGCCAAATATTCCCATCCTCAAGAATATGAAGATAAACCAACTTCAAAAGGCTACTTTTACAATGCAACCTACGAAAATGCACGAACCATAATTCATAAAATCAAAGAATCTGGCGTTCCTTTCAACCTGCACTTCGCTCCCGAAGATAACGACCTCACAGACGCTCAAGTCCAAGAATACATCGACAAACACAACGATTTCTTCAATGACTACCCGACACTCCTTTTTACTCGCAATCACATCTCCGATAGAACTAAAACTCTCAAAGTACGACCCGTTTACGCTGTTGATGACCTCTTCATCATCATCGAACTAATGCTCACTTTCCCTTTGTTAGTTCAAGCTCGCAAATCCTCATGCTGTATCATGTATGGCCTCGAAACTATTCGTGGTTCAAACAACTACCTTGACAACCTTGCCCGCTCGTTCTCCACCTTCTTTACTATAGACTGGTCCGGATACGATCAACACCTTCCTCGTGTCATCACTGATATTTATTACACCGACTTTCTCCGTCGCTTAATTGTAATTAATGCTGGCTACCAACCCACCTACGACTACCCCACATACCCTGATTTAGACCAACATAAACTGTATGAACGTATGGACAACCTCCTCCACTTTCTCCATTTATGGTACAACAACATGACTTTCCTCTCTGTTGACGGCTTCGCCTTTAGACGAACTTCCGCCGGCGTACCTTCTGGCCTATATAATACTCAGTACTTAGACTCCTTCGGTAATCTATTCCTCATAATTGATGGAATGATCGAATTTGGCTTCACTGACGAAGAAATACTCTCATTTATTTTATTCGTTCTTGGTGACGACAATTCCGGTTTTACCCACCTGTCGCTCCCTCGACTCTATGCTTTCATCTCCTTCCTTGAATCGTATGCCCTGAAACGATATAACATGACTCTTTCTCGTACTAAATCTATTATCACTAATCTCCGCACGAAAATCGAAACCCTTGGCTACCAAGTCAACAACGGCCTTCCAAAACGCCCGATCGATAAACTCGTTGCTCAACTATGTTACCCTGAACACCGCATCAAGTACCACACTATGTCTGCTCGCGCCATCGGCCTCGCTTACGCATCCTGCGCAATAGACTTCACCTTCTACTCCTTCTGTAAAGACGTGTATACTATGTTCTCCCCGTTCTACCGTCCCGATAAAGCCTCGACTCTCACAATCCTCCGCTCTCTTTTCAAGAATATGGAAGACGCCCCTCCCGAGTTCGACGACTCCGAGACTCTCCCTCCTTTCCCGACAATTTCCGAAATCCGTTCTCATTTCCAATTCTACCTTGGTCCCCTCCAATACGCACCAAAATGGAATTATGCTCACTTCGTTAATTCTCCCGACGTAATACCTCCTTCCGCAAAGACTATGCACGACTACGAACTTGAATTCAATATCAAGCCACGTCAGGCCCCTACCTTCGCAACGGTCTCACGTTGACCGTGATCGTTTTCATTCTTAACAGTATGACTTCTCACTTTTCCTTGCAAAACAAGAATCAAATACAAAAAAATTAATAAA